TTTATATATGAATAAGTCTATCTATAGGAGATGATATGTCAGAGAAAAATGAAATATTCGAAGGTAAAACCTTTCAAGATTTAACAAAAGATATATACGAAAACACTACAAAACGTAAAACTCAAATCGATTTGTTAATATCAGAAATACATGGATTCATAACAACCATAGATGATGTGGTTTTAGTTGCTCCTATAATTAAAGAATATATGGATACAGCTGTTCGTAATGATGAACATTTGGTAAAACTAGCTGGTGTATTACAAAGAATTATATCTAAATCACAAGGTGAATCTGATGAATCAATGTTATTAAGTGATGAGGAAAAAGCAGAACTTATGGGAACACTTCAAGACACTGTTGATGATTTACAGAAAGAAAGTGAAAAACTTGAAGGAATAAAAAATAAAACTATTTCATCAGGATATACGGAGAGTTAAAATGAGTTCAGTATTTATATCAACACCTGATTCCCAAATACAAGATTCACTTGGTGCACCTGTAAATGTTCCATCTTACATACAATTTGTACCTGGTTATGTTGTTGAAGTAGTTCATTCGACAGACAGTAGTAATGAGAAAGGTGAACGTAGTATTAACACCATTATAGCTTTACCTCATATTCAAGCACCTGATGTTGTGTATTTGAATAAAAACACTGCTCAAGAACAACAAAGGTATTTTCCTTTATTTAGAACAGGACATGATGTACCATCAAAGGGAGATCCTGTATTGTTATGTACTATAGGTAAAACTAATTATTATTTAGGTCCTTTAAATACGATAAACAATAGTCCAACTTGGAATGATGATTTAAATTACTCACCACAAAAACTTTATGAAAGTGCTGAATCTGGATTAATTTCAAATTTAACTCCAAGAGGGTTGTCGGGTGAAAGTCCAAACTTTAATAAAAATAATTTATATAAAAGATTAATAAAAGTAAGAAAAGAAGAACTTGATGGTATTGGTGAAAATTTTATTGAAAATGAAACTACAGGCGATTATGTGTTAGAGGGAAGGCATGGTAATAGTTTAAGGATAGGTAGTAGAAGTGATAACCCATATATGTTTATGTCTAACGCTCGAAATGTTGAAAGTGATATAGAATCGTTATCAGATGGTTCTCTGATAAGTATAACTTCTGATGGGACTTTACAACAACATTTTGGTGGATTTGTAGATGAAATATCAGAACAAAATTTTAGTAAGTTTATATTAGCATCAGATATATCACCAAATAATAACAGAAATATGAGTGACTTAATAACAACCATACCTGAGAATGGTGAAAGAAATGCAGATGATATAATTTATAATTACTCTGATAACCAAATATTTTTTAATTCAGATAAAATTGTCATAAATTCAATTGGTGATTCAACTATTGATGGTGGTATTTATTTGTCTTCAAGAAGTGACACTCACATTGGGGCTGGTAGACATTTAACAATATCCACTAATGAGGATTTAATAATAAATTCTGAAAGGACATTTTTAGGTAATCCAACTCCAAATAATTCATCGAGAGAAATGGAGCCAATGGTTTTAGGAATAGAACTTTTAGAATTATTAAAAGAAACATTAGGAGTTATAAAAGGTGCTCAAGGTATGTGTCAAGGAGCTCCATTACCATTAGTGGGTTCAGGTCCAACAGACCCAATAAGTGCGAAGATTACAAATATAGAAAATAAAATAGATAGAATTTTAAGTACAAAACATTTTATAGAACCAAATACATAAAGAGGAAGTTATGAAAAAGAAAAAACCAAATATAAAAACTATAATTAGACAAATCGTTAGAGAAGAAGTTGCGATGGCTATTAAGGAAGTGATAACTGAATTAAAACAACCAACTCAATCTCAACCTAAAAAAATAGTTGAAAAAAAATCGTTCACAAAAAATTCAGTATTGAATGATGTATTGAATGAAACAGCTCAAGATGGTGATTGGAAAACATTAGGTGGTGGTGAATTTACTTCAGATAGAATGAATGAATTAGTTGGTAGACAATATGGTGACATGATGAACCAACAACCACAAGTCGTACCATCAAGTGACCCAATGAGTCAATTTTTAAATAAAGATTATAGTGAAGTATTGGAAAAGTCAATTGAAAAATCTAAAATGAAACATGGAAGATAATAATGGGATTGAAGCAAGAAATAATTGATGCTAAAGTAGAAAATCTAAAATTATCAGGTGCTACTGAAGAAACAATAACAGAAGCAAAAAGTAGTGGCTCTCCTTTAGATGTTGAAGCTGAAATGATTACAGAAGCTATTGTTAAGTTTTTAACGGAGGCTGAATTTAGAATTACTAAATTTAATGCTCCAGTTACTGTAGAAGAATTAAAAACTCCTGATTTACCAGTAAATATTGAACTTGATACTTTGTTGGGTGAATATCAACCTGTTTTAAAATTATTAAGACAAATAGGTGATCCACTTGGACTTGGGGCAACTATTGATTCATTAGAGGGTGAGATTAAAAAAGCTGTCACTCCTTTATTAGAAGGTGGAGCTAAATTACCTTTTCAATTAGGAAAAGCTGCAGGTGGTTTACAATCTAAAGCATATGCTAATATAGGTGAAGATCCAGACTCTGTAGAAAACTTTAATGTTGATGATGAGGATGGTCAAAAAGAATTTACAACTGTAAAATTACTTAGACAAGATATTGAGGACTTATTATAATGGCTATTAGAGATACATCAAGAAAACCATATATTCAAGACAATGACAATAAAGTTAAAATTGGAATTGATTTACCAATTAGAAGAGATGATGGGTTGGATGGATTTTTTGCAACCACTTCAACAACCATTGAAGCTGTAAAAAACAACATAAGAAATTTATTACAAACTAATGAAGGTGAAAGATTTTTTCAACCTAACTTAGGTTTAAATTTAAGAGCGCTTTTATTCGAACATATTACAAATGAAAATTTAATTGGTGTACAAGATGCTATATTAGATAAAATGGAATTTTGGTTACCATTTGTAGAAATAAGAGATATACAGATTTTAAGTAGAAACAATACAACAGATATTGGAGCAAATGAAATTAGAATAAAAATATTATTCAACATAATACAAGACCCAAACACTTTGGATTCAGTAACACTAAATTTTTCAAGTGACATAAGCGAATCAGAATCAACTACAGCAGGCGGTGCTGGTTATTAATTGGAGATAAAACATGCCAACATATGGTAAAGAAAATTTTAAAGAATCAAATATAAATTATTTAAATAAAGATTTTTCATCTTTAAGAGCATCATTAATAAATTACGCTAAATCTTATTTTCCTAATACATATCGTGATTTCAATGAAACATCACCAGGTATGATGTTATTGGAAATGAACGCATATGTGGGTGATGTGTTATCATTTTATGTTGATAGACAATATCAAGAAATGTTATTACCCTTAGCTGAAGAGCGAAGAAACATAATCACAATGGCTAAAATGTTTGGTTATAAAGTAAAACCGATTGTTCCAGCTTTTGTTGATTTAACCTTTACATCTAATGTAAATGCTTCAAGTGGTGATGTATCGAAAGTTGACTACTCAAATGCTAGTATGTTTGATGCTGGTATTCAAATACAATCTTCAACAAATTCAGATATGGTTTTTACAACATTAGAGCCAATTGACTTTAAAATATCAGGCTCGAATGATACTGAAACTATTGGTTCGTCAACTGATAGTGGTTTAGCTTCTACTTATACTTTATCAAGAGACGTAAAAGCAATAAGTGCTACAGAAAAAACAATCACATTTGACGTTGGAGTTCCTGAAAAATTTAAAACACTTACCATACCTGATACTAATGTTATTGACATTATTTCGTGTATAGATTCAAATGGTAATAACTGGTATGAAGTAGATTTTCTTGCACAGGACAAAGTTCCGATTGAAACTCATTATTCAGATGATGTGAGTAGAAATTCATCTTATGATAATGGTAACAATCAAGGTTTATCACCAACATCTGTTCCATTTTCTTTACAATATATCACAACACAAAAAAGATTTACTCGTGAAACAAATCAAAATAATACAACTTCTTTAATATTTGGTAATGGTGTTTTAAGAAATGGTGAAATTGTAGATGATGGTTTTTTAGATTTAGAACAAGTTGGTATTGTCATACCAGGACAATCTAATAATTTAAATGAAGCTATCGATCCATTGTTAGGGAATGAATATTCAACATTAGGTGAAGCTCCAAATAATATAACTTTAACAATTACTTATCGTGTTGGTGGTGGATTGGATTCAAATGTTCCAAGTCAAGACTTAACAACTGGAGTTACTGAAATAACATCAATTACACCTTCAATTGATGGTGGAGCTAGACTATCTACTGTTACTAATAATTTTCCTGCGATTGGTGGTAAAGATGAAGAGGACACAATTGAAATAAAAGAAAAGGCCAAAGCATTTTTCTCAACACAAAACAGATGTGTGACAAAAGAAGATTATGAGGCTAGAATATTAA